CAAAAATGCTTGCAGATTTTCGTAAGCACTTGCGGCTCCTACGGAATACCATACGTTTTCATAGATTAGATATTCTAACTGTGCGTTTCCATCGTCCCGGCTGTACCCGTTCGCGCCCAACCAGTTAAATAATTGCGTTCGCCGATTCGTGTCGGCGTTATCCGTCCACTGACCCAGACCATAACCGGGCGAGCCGACAATCGTGCCTTGCCACAATCCAGGATTGATGGTTGACTCCTGCCAGAAGTTGCCACAGATGGCGGCAATTACATACTGGCTGATACCGCTTTGTACCTCAACTGGGTATCGGTACAGATACGTCCATGCGCTGTATGGACTCACAAACGTATTAATAGACACCTGTCTTTCCAGTGGGTAGCTGTCTGTGTGCGCTCCCATCGTATACCCGCCGCCGTCTGCGGGGTCATATACCATTTCGGTATGCCCGGAACGCCACAAAATATCTCCTTTTTTCCACGGCTGATTTGCGGTTCCTTTTTGGAATCCAGCACCGATCAGATACCCGTCCATGCTCCGAGTGGTAAACCACGGATTGCTTGCCAAAAAACCACCAACGGCACAACAATAACTCATGAGGGACGAACAATCATAGTACGTAATACCTCCGACCGTTTGCCCCTCGCGATAAGTTTGTGAGTAACCAACGTTCGGTGCATTACAAATTTCGATACAAGTGTTGTACGCAAGTGTCAGATCAGCCACGGGTCAGTCCCTCTTTTGCAACGTAACCAGTATAGACGATTCCATTGACAACCGCTTTTACAAGATACCACTCATTTGTATAATACCCGTAGTTTCTAACACTGGTTCCGGTCGGCAACGTTAAAATGACCGTTTTATCCATTCCCGCGCCAACACGCAGATTGTAGCGGTCATTGGTATGATACGCTCCTGCAATTTTCCGGTCAAAACTACGTGCGGACTCGGTCTTGATGGATTTCTCAATCGGTTTCTGCGGCTTTTCGTTTTTTACCACATACCGATAATGGACGGTATTCCCATACGGCAGATCATAATAAGACCGGACACAGATTTCCTTTCCAGTCTGATCTCCCGTCTGTCCATCAATGCCGCCGTTTTCGGACTGGCTGGCGTGAACGATGCGGTTCGCGTCAACCGACATCGTTACATGATGCCCGGCTGCAAGGTGGATATCACCGCGTTTCCACGGTTTGCCGCATTTTACGAAACCAGCGTTTACCAACTGTTCGCCGAGATTTCTTGTGGTACTGTACGGACTGACTGGAAACCCAGCTTTTGCAAGTGCCGTTCCGACAAAGGATGAACAATCATAATCCAGCCCATTCCGGTGTACCTGTGAGTAACCGTGGCGATCATCGGCGGCGATCTGTTCCGCCCATGCAACTGCGTTTTCGATTTTACTCATTCTTTCCACCTCCTAAGTGCTGGCAAAGCGAATTAATCGCGGTTGTATTCGCTTCTACACTTTTCCGTAATTCTTCCATTTCTTCCTTGTGTGCGTCTTTTTCTTTCACCAGATACCAAAAAAGCGCGCCGCAACAAACGATTGGAAAACCGAGACTGCCAATTAACTGTGTAACCATTGTCACATCCATTCGTCCACCTCCTTATCATTCCATTTCAACCAGTCCTCAATCTCACTAACTTTATCACACATAATAAAGTTATGAATGAATCGGATTGGCGATTTACTGTTATAAGAGTTGCCATCCATGAAAAAATAATCCCATAAGTAACGGATATGAGATTCATAATTTTCATGTGGGACGAGAATCAACGTGTCTTTCTCATCCCCTCTATAACGTACCGTATAAGCAAGGTAGGCATTTTCTTTTTTCATCATTCCGACAATCATATTAAAAACGATATTCGCCATCTCTGCTCCTTTCTTCCTGTCCATAAAACAAGGAAACCTTTTGACCTGCCAAGGACAGGGCGGTTTACTCAACCGTGGCAACCCCTTTTAAAAGGTTTCCCCGTATTTTCATGATACATCGGTTCTGTCCGTCTGTCAAGTACATTTGTCCGTCTCCCACGAACTATTTATAAAGATCAATCCCTAGTAACTCAACCGCCATATTCTTGCTGTCTAGATCGTCAAACCGCAAATATGCTTTGCGGTATGCGTCAACTAGATTTTCAAACAAATAATCATAGTGTTCCAACATAACCGTGTTTTGGGTATGATCACCGTCCCGAAAAACCGCGACAAAATTACAAGACGGGTTATAGTTGTGCGTGATATAGATATACCCCTCTTCGTAATACTCATACACCCCATAACTTTTTCCGCTGTGCTCGATCGTAAACAGATACCGCGACCGTCCGGTCGGCTTTTGCACAAACACGGCATCATCAATCAACATCTGATCTCCAACACTCATGCTTTGCATATAGTGACCGCCGCGGAATGCTTTCAAAGCAGTATTCTCCCACATGGCTTTACTGGCACTGTCATTGTGCGTAAACTCACACACAAAACCACTTCCATGCATCATTTTGGTTTCTTTCTGATACCGTTTGTGGATGCCAAAAAATACAAAATAGGGATTAAGTAGCGAAATATTATTCGATGCCATCACCAGCTTAAACCATCGGGACTGACTTCCATTTCCACGACTGATCGTCAATAACAACGATTGTAGTTTTTCGCTCTCTCCTTTTACGTACTGTCCACTCTCCATGGAAAACTCATCAAAAAACAAAAAGTAAATATCCCGAAAATACGGCGATAATTTTTTCACGCTGTCCATCTTACTTCCAAAGCTAAACGCACATCCGAATGGCTCCCCGTCCAGAAAATACCGCACGACATTTCCATTCTTATCTAGATTTTTATAGGTAATCACACTACCCAATTTTGGATACATTTGCAACATATCCTCATACATCGCCGCCGCTCCCGTCATTTCCCCTTTTGTCCGAAAAATCCATCCGGTCTGCAAACCATATTCTTTGCACAAAATACAACTCGCCGCGGCAAACGCACTGGTCTTTCCGGCACTACGGTTAGAACACGTAATTGCCACGCCGGCAAAATCCCCGTCCACGTCTGGCTCTGTAAACAACCGGATAGGGTTGTAATACTGTATCGGCTTGCCATCATCCGTTACCGCTTCAAATTTCACGCCATAATCTTTAAAAAGTTTTTCCCATTTGATATCATTCCAAAAAATCATTGTTTCACTTCCTCCTTTCTATCATTTCCACAACCCGCGCACCGCGTCCCGCATAATCTATAGGTTAACCGCCAGTTCCCCGCCAGCAAAACCGCAGACAATCTCACGTTTATCGCACGATGATCGCACGTTTTGACTGCGGATGGACGGCGGGTAATGGCAGAGCTACGCTAGGTATAAAAAGAGCTACGCTGGAAAAACGTAGCTCTATTACACGTATGGAATGAAGTTTTATAACACAAGATATAGTAACAATCAACTACAGGTAACATAAATCCTCAAGTTACCGTCCGCCAGTCGGGGCGCGTACCCAGTTCATGGTTACTTATTCCATAAATGGGTTAAACTTTTCGGTATCACCGAACTTATGAACGTTTACCGCGGAAAGGTATGCGGTGAATCCCTTGTCGCGACGGAACTTGCTTTCTCCGATAGAGATGAACAGGTCAACTACTGCTCCTTTGCCCAGTTCGTCAACACTCGAAACGGTGTCGCTCTCTACGCCGTCCTCGTAAAAGTCAACGTGGTAATTGGTCTGCGCTTTCACGTACAAACCAGCTTCGGAGGTTTCCTTTGCAGGAATCCATTTCGCTTCTGCGGCGGCATCTTCCCCAAACTCCTCGATGATTTTTTCAAAAATGGCTTTCTGCTGATCGGCAGAGATAGACGCGGAAAGAACGCTTTTTCCGTCTTCCTCTTTTGCGTATTTAACAGTTACGTTGTTCAGTCTCATTTTCGCTTTGCTCATGATTTCGTTCTCCTTTTTGATTTCATTTGTTATGCAGAACCGCGGCGCGTTGCTTTGATCGGTTACGTCTTATCTGGACGATTCCAGACCGCGGGTTGTGCGCTTAGTCCATTCGTTTTGCTTCTGCAAAACACTGCTCATCCGGCATTCTTTTTGCTTCTGCAAAAAACTGCTCATCCGGCATTTCGTAGCGGGCGGAAACGGTGTCGATTAAGACACAAACGGAATCTTCCGGCAGTCCTGCCGAGATGACAGCATCTTTTTTGGCTTTCTGCGATTTTAATTCTGAGTCAGACTCGAAAACACCGAGTTCCTGTCTTGTTTTTCTGTCAATGACAGCGTACTGCCATTTTTCAATTTTTGTGCGTACCATGTTTTTTTCTCCTTTACTTTATGTGGTTATTATTTATTACAAGTATTATAATATCACTATTCTATCAGACAGTCAATACTTTTTAAATAAGAAAAAGAAAAAATATATCCAAAAATAAAAGCAGAATAGCAAAGTCTATTTCCTCTTTACCAAAAGCATAACTAGTTGCTAATAACAGAAACATAAAAAATACAAAATATCTCATAAAGTCTCCTATTCCGGTAAAACTCCATTTTGAGAGTTTACCAATACTTCATAGTATTCATTCGATACACCTAAGGTATAAGTGGTATCAAGGATTCCTATATTACTTGCAGTTAATATTTCTTCCCCGTTGACTTTGATGTAATGGGGTTTCGAGTTGTTAAAGCAACTGATTGTCCGGCCGACATTTTCCATCCGGCGGCAGAGACGGAAATTATTACAGCACTTTAAGTTTTCCGCTCCAAGTTTCTTATTCATGCCGGCGACCGTAGACGTAAAACGCACGGGGTCTTTGCCAGATTGCGCCGCTTTTTCGTCCCATTCAACGCCGCAGTATTTTTTCGCGCCAAGGGTCTTAAACTGAATGTACAGATCATCCAGATCCCAGACACCGAGAATATAACGGTTGTCACCAACGTCACAAAACGCAGGAATGTCATTATCAATCGCACGTTTTTCCAGTATTTTGTTTTTGGCTTCAAATTCTGGAATGTGGACGTCCGGATGTAAAAACTTGATACTATCGGTGTCGCAGTACACGGCATCCATTCCAACCACGTCCAGCATATCTTGTAACTGCTTTCTTGCGTGGGCGGTAACATAGATTCCCCATTGATAGTGCAAAAAGCTGTTTTTTCCATCATAGTACGTTTTCAGTGCTTTTTCCGCATCTGCTTTTTCCCGATGCCATTCTCCCGTAAAAGCATCCATTACCCATTCGTCCTGCAAAAGATCGGTAACACACATTCCGAACGTGCTGTTTAGTTTATTCTTAGATTTCATATATTCATAGACTTTATCGGGATTTCCTTTTAACTGGCTTTTTGCGATAAAAAATGACATCATCGTTTTACGCATACTTTCCGGTAATTTTCCGCGCGCGGCTACGTAGCACTCCGAGACGGTAAAGAAATCATAGTCGTATTGATTTTTTATGATCGACAAGTCAATTTCCGTCATTGCTATTTCACAGCAATCAATAGACAATACGCGTCCATTATCAAGCACACAATCTTTCCCGTGCTTCTGACACTTTGACAGCGGGATATACGGGACGGGGATATTTTCTTTCATACGCAAGTTGTCAAATTGTACCCGCATGATAACACAACGTGTAGCACACAAATTGTCAAACTGTTCTTGCGATGTAATCTCAACCGCCCGAAACGCACTCATGGGATAGTAACCCATTGCTATCTGCGCGGGGTAGCTACTGGAAATATCCATGCTTCCCATTATGATTGCGTTTTCCCCTTTTTTCGCGGTGATCGTGTGCCCCGCGTGGATGCGGTTGGCGTGCGTGTTGCCGCCGCGGAACGCGTCTTTACAGAGTTGGTACTGCGGTAACGTCAAAGCCAGATCGGCAAATACTCCCGGATAATAACCGCTATCTGCCTGCATGGCACGGCGGAATTCTCGGCGGACGTAGCCAGTTGATGTAAGGGGGATTTCTGCTAGATTATCCTCTTTTCGTAAGGCGCGGATGCATTCACACAAGCCGCGAACATCATTATAGCAATATCCCTGTTCAACGTCCGTGAGAGGTGTTGTTGGTGTACGTAGTTTTTTGTAATCATACGTATCAACAAGTTTATAGTGAGACACTCCCTCACTATTTTCACAGAATTTTGAAAGAGACATATTACTGAGAAAGTAGGAACATCGAAACTCAATCCCATATTTATACGCATAACATTTCATTACTTTATGAGCATCCCGCGCAAAAATTTCGTCAAATGCTACGAAATCTTTCATAAACTGAAATTCATACGATAAATTATGAACGTATACTACAGCACGTTTCGTATCAGAAGTTTTCAAATACAAATGCAGTTTTTCGCAGAATGAAAGAAACTCGTTCCATGTGCGACCGAAGCATACCGTATCTTTCAAACAGAACTGCCATTGATACAGATACGCTGTACCTTTTACCACTTTTTCACCTGTTTTGTTATAGCGTTCGTAATCGAGTTTTTCTAACGTAGTTGTCTCGATATCAAACGCCATTTCCACGTCATAATAGACGATAGGTTTTTTCTTTCTTCCACGCTTGCGGCATTCGCGCAAAGTCTGGAAATCAGAAAATGGAAAATCATTACATGAATACACTGTTTCTATTGCTGTAGTTTCTGTTCCATTTACTTGTATCGGTACTTCCAATTCATACATATTTTTTCCCCCTACTTTAATTTTGTTCGTTTTTTCGCAAACAATTCCTCTTTTGTTATATAACCATCGAGATACAATTGATATTCTTTTTTAATATCCTTATAATCAAGTTTAGGATCGTCTATTTTTTCTACAAAGTCATCTATAATTTGATTGGACGCAAGTTCTTTACGAAGATTCTTTCTGTATAAATTTGATGACAGAAAATGATACAAGTCTTTATAGTTATCTTCTGTTACAACCGCATTAATGTTTTTCTTAGATTTATCAAATCTCCGCTGAAATTCTGCGATTTTATAACCACTTACTGTAGTTTCTGGTGCGTTCAAAAAAGCAACCATGGTGTCCCATTCCTGCCGAATGGATGCATCCGAACGCTTAACGCCTTTCAAGAAACGATTTTTTTCACGCCCTTGCGAAGCAAAAAATTCTTTTACGCGTCCGTACTCCCATTGGTCACGCGCGTGAATTTTTTCCAGTTTGGCAAGTCGGCTATTTGCCGCCTGCGCAACGCGTGGAAGTTGGCGTTTGATCTGGTCGAGCGATAAGTCGAGTTCCTGATAGATACTATAGTCTTTTGACGCTGGCATTATTCGCACCCCCTAATAAAAAGTTTTAATTTACCGGACTCAATTTCGAAACCTAAAACTTCCTCAGACATGAAGTTTTCTTTTCTTTCACTGTAGACTTTTGCGTAATCCATGGCAAATTGCCTTACTAATACGTGATATTCTTCATTAAAAATGGTAACACTAGCATAAATTTCGACTTCTACGCAAAGCATACCACGATACATTTTTACAAAATCTTTTACTCTCATGATGAGACCTCCTTAATAATAACACTCTTCTTCGGAACCTACTTTTGAATACAATGGACACATGGTACAATTATCATTCGCATCACAAACAGCACTGTGAGAAACTTCGATATAATAGGCTTTCAACGCGTAACGTGTTGAAAGATTGTTATGCAAGTTTACAGTAAATCCTACACCAAAATTACCTTTATAGGGCAATGGTGTGCAGAAGCTGTTCTTCTTAACGTAGCCATTTGTCAACGAAGCGTGGTCATATGCGTAAATATGGATGTTCCCGTCAATATCTTCCTGTTTTACATATAAAGGGATATCCTTCATTTTCGCTGGTACGGTATACAGTTTTTCTAAATCTAAAGTTTTCATAGCAAATTTCCTTTCTGCCCGTTACGCCGATAGCACAGCAGATATATTAATCAAAACTATAAAGCGGTGCTTCCTTATACACCTCTCTGTATAAGTCATCAAAAGCAACCCATCTAGTCAATGCTTTCTGTGCTTGCATGCTAGATTGTCCATAATAGTTTTCCATTACTTTGAGCATTTCCCACGAATCATTACATCTTTCATTTAATATGGTTTTAATTTCTTCTACGGTCATTTTTAGTCCTCCATTTTCTACTTTTATCTGTAAGACAAACAGTGCTGTGTCTTCTCGCTCGTTGATTCTTCCGCTTAACAGCTTCTTATCTATGGATAATGTGTTGAATGGTCTTCAACCTGTTCTTCAATAATTCCGAACACTGTGCATCATTGCCATGCTGTTCCTGCTTTCTTCAACTGTTTTACCGGATCATGTTTATTCTTCATACACTCTGTCTGGCATCCTACCAGCCTAACTACCATGTTACTTGTGTATAGCCCTATCGCTACATCCGGACTTTCCTGCTTTCTGTTTGTCTAATAGTATGATACCACACAACAGCAAATATTTCAACTGTTTTTCTAGAAATTTTTCTAGCATACTATTTCATTCTTACATATAAACAACGGGCGATCACAAACGTTACACATATAATCAACCACATGGCAGCCGCGGGCAACCGCGGAGCGGTGACCCCGCAAGGGCAGGCGCGGACGGGAGCGACGGAGCGTGTCCATCACCCGGAGGGCAACCGCCTCCGGCGGTCATCG